CGGTGATCCCCATTTTATCCAAGACCATGCGCTCACGCTCGCTAACAGACTGCGCTGCAACTTTTGTTGGCTTTGGGTCAAAGTAAAACTCTTCTGCCTTGGATGGTGCGTTCATCTGCTCAAGATTGATGTGCAGCTCGCGCAATGATTCCAGATTCGCTTCAATGCGTTCTTCGCCGGCACGACGATAAATCTTCTCTAATGCGTCGTCGTCCGGAGCGTCATCCAGCTCCTGCATACGACGCTGCAAATCTTCTAGTTTTGTCCGCGCTTCAAGATTAAATGGCTTTTCCGGATCTGTGAGCGCTGCATGTAAATAATCAATTGCGCGGTTATCGTCCACTAAGCCGTCAGAAAAGACGTTCTCTTCCATTAACCGCTCGGCCAAATCTTCTGGCGTCATCCCGCCTTTTGCTCTGAACAGTGGATAGCCGGGGCGCATACCTTTTTTGATTGCACCTGCCTTTGTGAAGTAAGCAGGGTCGACGCCTTGCGACACCCATTCTTTTTGATTGAGTCCGCCCATGTCAGCAATCATGCGCAGGATCGTCGTCTGTTCTTTCTGTGCTTGCTTGATTTCCCGCTGAAGCTCTCGCTTTGTTTGGCTCTTCAACTTTGTGAGATCGGCGTATTCCTTTGAGATGTACTTGCCGTATTCGTCATCAAGGATCTTTGCTGGCATATACCGCATTGCTTCAGTCTTCTGAACATAGTCAGCAAGATCATCAAGCGATCGCAGCGCCATGTCGTCCTGAATTGGGTCAATAAATGGTTCTGTTTTTTGGCGTACTGCTTTGAAGTAACCAGCAAGGCCGCCTGTTACAAAGCCAAGTCCGTAAGACCCGATTGCTGCGATGCCGATGTTAGAAACTGCATCCTGCCATGAGTATGGAGAATCAATATTCTTTTTGTGTTCATACACAAGTGGCTGAATCGCCAGCTCTGTTGCGACAGAGAGCGCTGCTTCTCGTTTGCCGACAGCCAGCCCCCTTGCTAGCCAAGATAATGACCGGGCGCCGGTAACTGCTGTTGACACTGGAAGCGTTGCAATATTAATTGGGTCGATGACAAAAGCTGATGCGTAACCAAGAAACTGCGCTAAACCTGACCCGCGCTCCATAACTTCTTCATTCTTTTTGCGTTCTTCAGCTAGAAACGAATTACGTTCTTCTGTTAGCTGCTCATCACTTTTTATTGTGTCGAATGATTGAGATAAGACGAAATAGTCCAGCTCACCCATCTGGTCTGTGTAGTCATCAATGTCTGTAATCTGGCCTTCATCTATAAGACGCCTAACTTCGCGCTGACGCTGACGATACCCTTCCCGGTTCAGTCCACCAGAAATAGACATAAATTCGTCTGCGCCGTGTCTAAACGCAGCTGTATACACTTCGCCGAATGTTGCCTCAGGTTGCAGCTCTTCTGGCTGCGGCATCATTTGCATGATGGACCGTTGAGACTTGTCATATACGAATGTCATCGTTATTCGACCACGATGCCGGACAAGATGTTTGCTTCAGTCTGCGCATCTTTATCCCATGTGACGATAAACGGCTCGCCGTCTTTGCGCATGATAGGTACGCCACTGTTCATTACGACCCAGCGTCCATTGCCAACGCTTTTGAATTGAGACTCTTGGATGCGCTCCGCTGCCTGATCTGGGGTCAATTCGCCAGCGACTCCGCCATACTTTGTAACCATGCGAGCTGAAAACTTTTCAATAAAGTTCCCAAACACCTCTTGGTCAACGCCGCGAGGCAGCTGATATTTCATACCATTCGACTCACCAATCCCGCCTGTAACGGCTTTCAGTGATGCTTCAAAGTCATCAACGTCATATGCGGCCCGATCTGATGTCGTTGCGGCGTAGTGCGCGTTAGCAGCCTTGATGACTGCTGTCAGATCTTCGCCTTCGTAAACATTGCTCATGTAATCCTGAACAACGGCTGCTGCCTCTGCCTTTGTTGGCATTTTGACTAAGCCCTGCTCGATTAATGTTTCGCCTTGGAATACAAGACGCCCGAGAGTGGGGTCGCCAATAGCGGACACAATGGCAAAAGTTTCATTGCCTTTCTCTGCCAGCTGCTCCCAGATTTCTGGAGGCATGTTGTTCAGGTTGACTGCGAACTGCGCTTTTTCAGCTGGGGTTTGCACTTCATCGATTGCTGTTGATAACCGATCTGCTTCGTCATCTGTTAAGAAACGCGGCGTTACCCCGTAATGATTCGCTACCTTGCGCGCATCATCTATGCGCTGCTCAAGGCTTCTTGCCATGCCTTCCATTGATGTATAGTCAATCGGCGTCGCGCTAATAATCCCTGCTTTGATTCCATAAGACAGTGGATCTTTTGAAACCTCTGTCCTCATTGATGACAATAGCTTTTCAGCTGACTCGACCATGCGCGCTTCAAATGGGGTTGAGATACCCTCTGTGCGCATTTCATTGATTTCTTCCTGAAGCATGTCTGGCGGCATTTTGCGTAGCGCCATCATTTGTGAGCGGATTGCGACAGCTTCGTCGTACTCTTGTTTTAAGCCGGCATCGCCGGTCTTCATTACTTCGATCCCCAAGTTATACACAACTTCGTCACCGGGATCTCCACTGGCTTCGACAACATCAAGGATGCGTGAATCTATTCGCTTACCAAGCTCTGTGATCTGACTGTTGCGAGCAGAAATTGCAGAGCCTAGCTCTGCTTTTAGTGACCGACGTAATGTGCGGGCAGCCTCGACGCCAAGCTCTTTCGGGGGATTTTCTTGCAGGTCTGCTAGAAATGCTTGCTTATCTGCGATCGAATCAATGTTGTTGAAATCTGTAATGACTTGATCTGTAACTGCTTGCTCGCGCGCACCGATTAAAGTCTTGGAGATAAATTCTTCACTGAAATCGTAGTCACGCATGTACGCTTCAAGCGACAGCATTTCTTGTTCTAATAGCTCTGTCCTAACCTCACTATCAGAAACTGCGGCAGCACTAATATCTTTTAGTCGCTGATCGATGCCCATCAGTGCGCGACCCTGTGCGTCCTTGATCTGACGCTTCTGGAATGTCTCGCTGTAACTTGTTAATGCTGTGGCTGCAACGCCATCAATCTTGACTTTAGTAATTGCAGCGGCTTCTGGATCAAGATCTGAAAGCGCAGCAGGATAGCCAAGTTGAACATCTGCAAGCTGCGTCTCAAACTCTGAGTAAGAGATGTTGCCAAGCTCTGCGTCAGTAAGCAGTTTTTGGATAGTAACGCGCGCATCGGTTTCAATTTCGTTGGCTGCGATCCGGTTAGCGACTGCATAAGCTGTGTCGTCAATTAGATCCTGCGGACCGCCTTTTTCTGCAATTTGTTTAAGCGCACCGACTGCCCCCAGATCTTCTACCATCTGAGCGCCTTCTATCTTGGCTTCTCTTCTGTACTGCTTTTCAGCTGCGGCAAATGCAAAACGTGAAACACGATCCATTGACTGAGACAAGACCTGACCTGTACGCGCAGCTTCGCGCGCAGCAATAGGGTCAATGCTTGGCATATCCGAATATCTAATGCCTGATCTTTGGTATCTCTGAATCGCCATCGCCTATTCCTAACTTAGTACCTTACCCCATCCGCCAGCTTGCTCAACGTGGAAACCCATTTGGCCAAGTGTTCCCATTGCGCCAAAGTATCCTTGGCGTCTTGCTTGTGATGCTGCTGCGCTATATTGAGCAGCCTGTTGGACGCCGCCCTCGGCAGCCAATACCGCATTTTCTTGAGCGATTGTGTATTCTTCTGATCCCATTCTTAAAGCATAACGCTCAAATGAAGCCGGCGTTCCGCTGTATGGGTCGAGTCCAGAGCCAGCTGCCCTTGCTCGCGTCGCAGAGATATTCTCTCTTAGCCGGCGCAAAGTCTCGACGCCCTGCTGGCGATACTGTATCGCTTGCTGTTTGCCTTGCAGCTCGGCTTGCTTTGCTTGCGCGTTATACGCAGCGGCTTGCGCCTTTCCTGCCTGTATTTGCCCAACCGCACCAATGACTGATGATGCGACGGCCATTGCGAGTTTGACTGACATCTTATTGGCCCACCGATAGTTTGTAGTCTAGCGCCAGCACGTTCATTTTGAGAGGCACTGTTTGGCTGATTGTAATTTTGCCTTCGTTTACAAACCCAAGCAAAGGCCCTGATCTCTTTACGCCAGTAAACGGCTGCACTTGTTGGTCGAGATTGTTTTCCCCAAATTGCCTGAACGCAACTTGTTCGCCGTTGATTGTAACTGCTTGTGATTCAAAGTGTTCGGAGTTGATTTCAAGGATACGCTTTTTAAATCCGCGAATGGGGCCGGATTGCAGCCTTGGTTCAGCTGGTAGTGTTACAACGGCTGGGGTGTAATTCAGTCCGATTTGGTAAGACTCGGTTGCTGCGTCTGCTAAAGTGATTTGCCCAGATGAAACATCTTGGTCTGCCTCAATGATGCCGTCCCTGATTATTTTAACTGACTCCCCTTCTAAGAAGCTGAGTCCTGTTACCGTCGTCGCTGACGTACCAGATGTAGCGCAGTCAAGAGTAAGGTTACTATCAAACAGCTCGACGTAGTAAACATCGCTGCCATTGATGTTTCGCTTAACGACCACATAAGTGTCGGCAATATCAACGCCCACAGAAAGAAACTCACCGTCAGTCACCCATTCTGTCGGAGCAATAATTTCTTGAGATCTTAGTAATGTATAACAAGCTAAGGAGCCATCCTCTGCATTGACGATCAGCAGTCTGTTTCCTTCGTCTGTTGACGTCGCGTTGCGGACAGACATGTCAGAGGGCGCTTTTAATAAATGAGACGACAAGAGTGAAATCTTTGTTGCGACATAGCCGTTGACTGTATCGCTAAAGATAAACTCGGCTAATGCTTTTCCTTGGCGCTGCACAAATACAGTCGCGCCATCCACGTTTACGACCCGGATACCGGGGCGGCAGCCATTAGAAGTTTGTTCCTGAACAGCGAGGTTCGATGGAGTGATCGGATCGCCGAGCGTTTGCGGGACGTAGAACTCACCGCCAGTAGTGAAGACTTGTAAATTACGTCCTGCATACAAGTCAACTATCGCGTTGAATCGCCCGGTGTCGAGTGTTGCTTCCAATGCAGCATCATCAAACGATTCGCCCGGATCGAAGTCAAAGAACTGACCTACCCGGCTACCCCATAAAGTAGAGGGACGCGATGAGGACCCGCCAAAATACAGTCGTCCTTCATAGAAAATTGCTGCCCGCGGCCAACCTCTAGTCGCAGACCATGTGTCTTCATAGCCTGTCTCCAGCTCCCAATCGCCAGAATTGATGACTGAGTTATCAAACAACGGCAGCTCTGCGTATGCCTGAACTTCTGTGCCGCTTTTGTAACTAACAATTTTCAACCTACCTTGTGGGGACACGTTGATGTACTGGTTTACATGGCTAGCGTTAAATACGCTGGCTGATGCCGTAATATTGATATTCCCTTCAGGATCATCTGGCGTCAGGTTTGCGGCTGGGTTTGTCAGTGACAGCGTGTATGGATATTTTGGAATAAAATCAAACGCCAAATCAGAGATAGTCCAAGATGAATCTGACGCACCGCGTAAGATTTTTTGTGGCTGCATATCTTCATGGACTAAGATCAGCGTATCAGCCGACTGCGCCCAACACATTTCTCCAATAATAGATGCTGTAACCTTTGTGACTGTTAAGTAATCGTCCCCAGATCCATTGATATTTGTGATTTGTACGCCGTCTTTAAACACATACATTCGCTGGTCAACAAAAATAAGCATGTAACTATCTGCGACTGAAAATTCAAAGTGGACCATACGGACGCCATTAGCAGCAGATGCCGGCAAACTTGTGACGTATCGCAAACCATCGCGCCGAGTAAATCCGCCTTGCGGTTGAATGACGATGTTTTGCGCTTGCTCTAGGCCGTTGTAGTATTGACTAAGATCAATACGAGCGCGAAGTTTCGGATCAAGCTCACCTGACGTGAAGTTTGTTTGGACCCGAATAATCCGGCTCATTGACGCACCGCTGTCAATGTGAAGTCTTGGAACGCATCAACCGAGTTGTTTGCGCCATCAATGTTTGCTGCAACCCGGAAGTAACCTCCGCGCCGATTTTCGCTAGGCGTGCCAAATGCTTTGCGCTCGTAATACTCAGCTTTAGTAAGCTGGTCAGTTACAGTCTCTGCAATATCAGCTGCCATTGCATATTTTAAGAGCTGGATAAAATATGTAGGGATGACTGACTCACTTGGGGAGTATTGGTAGTCAACAAAGAGCTGCTCTTCGCTTGAATCAACATGATCTCCGTGAACCTCCCAGCCATA